TACCGGAGGAGATCCATAAACGACAGGGTATGTCTGTATGGCGGGCTACCCATGTATCGGTGTAACCACCTTCACCGTTCTTAGCCCGGGTAGGGCGTTCTACGGTGCACGTGTCCGGTAGGTTATCGTCCTGAACCGAGCGAATGTAGGCTATGTCAGCAGCGCTCCATAGAGGCATGGTTACCCCCTAATGTCTCTGCGTACAAGCTTAATCTGAGTGCCAGGGGAACCCCACGACATAGCCTGAAAGGTCAGACCGAGAGCGTGGAGGTCCTTGACCTGAGCAATCCGCTGGACTGTCAGACCGTCAGCAGTGAAGTTGAATTGGTTCCGAAGGGTGTTTTCCCACTGGAAGAGGAGCTTAGCGCAGACACCGTAGACGTTGTAAACCCGCCCGGTTGCTCCCATAGGAAGCTGATTCTGGTGAGTGGCGAACGTCCAACGGCCAATCAGGTACTCCGACGTGGTCGGGGTAAGTACCGTGCCGTCCGGGGCTTGGAGAACTGTCCCTTCCTCCCAAAAACCGTGCTTCGAGTAGAAATCCTTCCACTCGTAGGTTCCGGTACTTGAGAGAGTGTCAGCCGCGCAAAGCTTGTGGCTATAGAGGTCCAACCTAGCCATGTCTAGCCGGTCTTGGATCTGCTGGTCTGTGTATTGCTCGCTGTCCGTGTCGTGGATTTGTTCGCGTACAAACTCGATGATGTACTGCATCCCTGAGCGAACTGCCATGACGTACCTCCTTTCGAGGCAAAATAAAAGCAGGGAGTCGGAGCCGAGGGCAGAGCGTCCGACTCCCTGCGGTCAAGGAGGATACTGCTTAGCTAGCTCAGGCAGCGCCCTTGCTGAGCTGAATGACACTGAAGGTGGCAGAACCACCGGCAGTGCCGGAAACCTCAGCGCGAACTGTGCCGTTCGCCTGGAGGAAACGAGAAAGCTCAAGCTGGATAACCTGGTCCTGGCCGTTTGAAAGCGCGGTTAGGGCTAGGTCACCCTTGGCGGCCTGGTTGGCGGGGGTTCCACCGGTAGGGCCAGCCTTGAAGGTAACAACGGTGTCAACCTGGCTACCGCTCTCGACAACGCGAACTAGCGCATAACGAGCCTTGAAGGGCTTACCAGAAGTGGGAGTCAGTACAGCGGTGTCAGTGACGCCAACTACCTGACCTGCGGGGGTTGTGGCGACGGTGTTCTTAACGAGGTCTACGACCTCACCGGCACCGGCAACGGCTACATCAGCCATGATTATTATCCTTTACTTACGCGGGAAGGGGTCCTGTTGACCCCTCCCCTTCAGTTGAACCCTAGTCAGATGACGTAGGATCAGGCAGTGGTGCCGACCTCGACCTTAGCAAGTAGCTCGGGGCGAATTACCTTACCACCGTAGACGTGAAGACCCTTCAAGGCGTCAGCAAACCGAAGCTCAGGCTGGTAAGCCTTCAGTTCGGAGATCTGCTCTGCGAAGGTAACGGCGGTGTTGTGGCCCGCGAGAACCTGCGGGTTGCTGTTGCCACCATTAGGAACGGTGTTTGACACAAGAACAGTGAATCCGGCGATAGAACCAACGGCGCGGTTGGAGATAACCGCACGGTTCGGGTCAGTACCGAAGCTCACGAAACGGGGGTCCTTGAGCAGGTGGCCGAGTAGAACGGGCTTGATAACGGCCCAACGGCCACTAACGGGGCAGTTATTCTCGTCCAGCTTGACACTTAGGTCAACGAACGCCGGGTAAAGATTACCAGCAGTACCTGCGGCTAGGTCGGACAGGTCCATGGTTACATCGGTAAGAACGTTGGCGGTACCAGCGTCTACGAGACCGGAGATGTAGCCGTCAGCAGTGTTGGCGAGACCGAATGCAGCTTCCTGCATTGCGGCACCCATTAGCTGGGGGTTCTGCTGGGCCTGGTCGATTGAGTCAATCTGGAAGTTGAACATCTTCGCCTGGTCGATGACTAGTGTCATCTGACTGTCGCTCAGAGTTTCCGGGGCACCGTGGTTGGTGTTCTTGGTGTAGTCACCAATTGTCACCGCACCGATGGAGTTAATGTGAACGGTGTCGCCGTAAGACGAGATGTCGCCTGTGTAGTTGCGGTTCGCAACGATCGGAGATCCGAAAACCAGCTCGTTCTTCAGGTTAACGAGAAGCTGGCTGGACCAAATCTCGGGAATAAAGTTATCGAGAGCCATTAGCTCTACCTTTCATGTCTGGGACCGCAGTCCCGAGGGAGTCGTTATTAGATAACAGACGCCGCTTTCACGGTGCCAGACCGTGCAAGACACTCCCTAGTCGATAGGGATCACGCGTCTTACTTGTAGCCGTTCTGTGCCCACTTTAGGATTTCGGGCATGCGCTCCGCACGCTCTTCGTGGGACATATTCTGGACCGCTTCCTTTGTGAGGGAGCCGCCCTTCCGCTGCCTACCGGGGTTTGTGGCCCCAGGATCAACCGGCTGCCTCTTTGCGGCGGCCTTTAGGAACGGGTACTTTTCGAGAGTGGCGGTCAAAACATCTTCCATGTTCTGAGGACGGCCATCCTCACCGTATTCAACGGTCTTCTTATCGAGGAGCTGTAGGGTAGCATCTGCGTCGGCAAGTTCAAACTTGACGGTATTCTTTGCTACCGCTGCCTCTAGAAGCGTCTCCTTGAAAGCATCCTTAAGCTTTCGGTTCTCGCTCTTAGCGTCCTCGAAATCCTTCTTGCGGCGGTCATCTTCTGAAAGTTGAGCCCGCTCGAATTCAGCAACCTTTTCAGCTAGCTTCTCGCGCTCTTCCTGTTCCTTGCGGAGTCGGGTGCGCCAATCAGCGGCTTCCTTGCGGATGCTCTCTACGTACTCACGGTCAAAGACATCAGAATCGGTCTTTGTCTCTGAGGCCGGGTTAACCTCGGTCTCTGTAGGTTCCCGATTCTCCCAAACTGTCTTTTCCGTTGTGGTGCTCTCTACTGCATCGGACATCTAGTCCTCCTAAGAAAAGTTTGTCGTGTCTCCAGGACACCTTAGACTTTTACATTCAATATCATACAGCATATTTCAGGTGACGAAATTAGCCCCTATTAGGGCCGCCACGAGACTTAGAGGTTGACGGGTTGTTTTTGTTCTTGGACGTACTATTTCCCTGTGCACCCATCGACCCGCCACGGTTACCGAAGCCTGAAGGGTTGTTATTACCACCCTTGCCTCCGCCACCGCCCTTACTGTCGAAATTAGGGTCCTTGCCCCCGCCAGCGGCCTGCTGATCTGGGAACATCTTCGACTGAAGTTCCATTTCCTGAGCCTGGAAATCAAACTGCATCTGCTGCTGAGAGCGATACTCTTCGGCTTTCTTCTGGGATTCGCGCTCGGGGTCGTACCCAAGACGCTGTAGAGCTGTCCAGTTGGAAACGCCTAGCTTGATGTCTTCCATTAGGGTCTGACGCTCAAGGTAATGAGAACCGGGCATGGACTCTGGCCATACAACGGTAAGGTCTTCGTACTCTTCCTCATTCTCGTGTCCCATGAGCATTAACAGCTTGTGATTCAAGCGGTCAAGCATGTCCCCATAGGGAATACGCTTCATCTCTGTCTTCTGTAGAAGAGGGGCGTAAAGAATGGAAAGGTTGATACCCGACATAGACATCGACATAGTGTCGATCTGTCCAAGAGCAATCGGGGGGCATTGTAGCTGCTCAAATAGCTGAGACCGTAGGCTCTCGATGTACTCGACAAAGGACGAGACATTCTGAAGGGCTTCTAGGATCTTCAGGTCCGAGTCAACACCCGCACCGGCGGGTAGGGTAATGATGTTATCCGCAGAGCAGTCAATCTCAGAAGAAAGCTCGGGCATGACACCCTTGGCGAACATTCGGGGGTTACCGTGAATGCGAACAATCTTCGTCAGAGACGACATGGTGCGCTGAACCGACTGAACGGTTTCAATGGCGGACTCATCAATGTCCGGCTGTCCCCAGAACATATGGGGAAGCTCCATATTGTTGCAGTGCTCAATAGGGGGCCAAGGGTATTCCCACTTCTTGGTCGTCCCGATCTGCGCACGCTGCTCAACGCCCGGGTGCCACCCTAGGGTGTTGTCATAGGTCCAAGAAGACTCGTAGTCCTTGATTTCCCATGAAGAGATGAGCTGATTACCCCACTCGTCCTCTTCCTTGATAGGAGTAATCTCCTGCTCACGGGTGAGGATCTTACCGTCTTCGTCTTCAATGTTGTACGTAATAACGTACTTGGTGACGAGATTACAGTCATCGGGGTCTGTGAGGACATCGACATTCGCGGGGTCGAGAAGGATAATACGGGGGAGGTCTCCCTTTAGGCCCGCACCCTTGGGGATCATCTTGATAAAGATGTCACCATGGATAGCCCCAGAACGTCCCATGTTGTTTAGGAGGGACTTCTTCTCGTTCGCCTTCCAGCAGCGGTTTAGGTCAACGAGGTACTTGGGCTCTTCAGGAATTTCCATATCCACGCCGTATTGATCGTGGCCGTAGTCTTTCCCGCCGAACTTGTCGTCCCCGCCGTCGCTGCCAAACTTGTCCTTGTTGGCTTTAGGATAGGTACCAGAGGGGGCTTTGTCGTACTGTTCCTTGCCACCCTGCTTTTTCTGGTCTCGGTTGTCCTTATCCTTGCGCGCGTCATAGCGCTCGTTGTCGCGCTCGTTGTCGTCCCCACCGCCACCCTGGGAGCGCTTCTTTTCATCGTCGCCGCGCTGGGGGCGCTTCTCATCGCCGCCGCCCGCGTCATCCCGCTCCTGTTCGCGGTCACGGTCGTAAGAGTCCTGGTATTCCTGGCGACGCTTTTCCTTGTCGCCCTCGAACCGGTCGTCCTTTTCGGCTTGACGCTCTTCGTCGTACTCCGGGTCGGCCCCGGGGAATTTCGGCGGGTTGAACGCCTTAGACTTCATGTCCTTGCCGGGCTTCTTCAGCCCTAGCTCTGTGGACTTGTTCGGGGCCACCTCGAAACGCACTTCGTCACCGAATAGGAAGTAAACTCCTACCTCGATGATGGCGCGTACCGGGTTGACCTTGACGTTATCGTTAGCGGCGTCCTCTTGAACCAGAGGATCAGGTAACTCAGATAGGTAAGCTTCCCACGATTTCTGGTAGCCCTTTAACCGGCGCTCCTTTTCGGAGTTCCGGTTGAAGAAATCAGGGGTGCTTGAGGCATTAGACTTACGGATAAATGAGAAACTAGGCACGTCCTATACCTCCCTTAGCCCCACAACTTTTTCTTTTGGACCTTCTTATTACGCAAGGCAGCCGCCTTATAGTCTCGTCCCATGATAGCACTCATAGCCACCTTGGAGAATGCACCGGTAAAGGCGTCCACCATGTCATCGTGGTTACCTTTTGGAAATTGGATCGCCTCATTGAGGAACTTCTCGGTCCATGATCCTCGGATCAGGTAGATAAACCCACCCTCGGAAGCCGAGGAAGCGGGTCGTGCACGCTCGATCTTGTTGGCTCCGGGCTTGTCCCCGTAGAAAGGGAAACCCATCAGAACGTATCGCGCGTACATGTTGATGGTATTTACACCAGAAGCCCCGGGCTCCTCTTCCATATACACGATCGTGCTCGCGCGCGAAGGATTGGCGTCTCGCTCGGCCTTGGACTTGACCAGCCGCTCCACCTCCATAGGGGAGCGTCGGTCCTGTGTCATTTCCAGCACGTACACATTGCCGTCGTCACCTAGGGCCATGAGACAGGAAGCCGTATAGTCCGGCTCACCCTTCTTTTCCTTGACCTTTTCCTCATCGGTGGATGCCAGGTCCCAGTATCGGACCTTTCGGATAATCTCCACACCGTGGGGGACCTGGTCAATAAGCCGTCCATCGAAATACTCGGCGCGGAAGAGGTTGCCCTGTTCCGCAATGTCCCAGTCACCATATCGAAGCTGGGCCCGGGTAACCGGGTCCAGAAGCTCTAGCATTTTCTCGTATTCTTCGGTGGCAAGGTGGGGGTTGTCATCAAGACCAGCCGGTAGGAAAATACGATCCTTGAGCAGGGCCGGGTCTTTCTCTACATCGGTCTTGAACCTCTTCTTTACCCACTCGTGGCCTACACCGCCAGGGTTACCGGCCGCGCGCATTCGTAGGGGGATCTGAGGGCCTGTACCTGTCTGCCGGATACGGGAGAACAGGTAGTTGTACATGGGCTCTAGGAAGTGCGTAAGCTCATCGAAACCGATGAAGTGGAATTCTGTACCCTGGTACTGGTACTTGTCATTGTCCACATCGAGGTAACCGAACTTCAGCACAGCGCCGGAAGGGAAACGCCATTCCTTCGAGGACTGGTTCCATTTGGCGTCGGTATTCATCAGCCATTGCTTGGAACGGTCGATAAGCGCACCGGGCTGGTTCAGGTCAGCGAAGGTACGACGCAGGAGCAATGCCCGGTAATTCGGGTGGTCCACATACTGAAGGGCCGCCATCAGCAGGGCGGAAGACTTACCACCACCGGCAGACCCGCCGAAGAATACTTCCTGCTGGGGGCAGAGAAGGAATGCGGCCTGGTGTGGGGTAGGGGCCTGAGGGATGAACTTCTCAGGGAGATTCAGACCCTCGGATAACAGATCTGTCAGTTCGTCAGCCATCTAGACCCTCCAGGAGTCTGGTCAGCCTTTCGGCCTTTAGGATTTGCTCGCTCTCTACGCCTTCTTGTTCCATGCGCCAATGGAGCCTGACGAGACGCTGAGGAACTACGGCGAATTGCAGCAACGAGTTTTGCTCGGGCCTACCGCCAACTTCCCGGTACATCTTCATGAGGGTGATCGTGGCATGGTACGTAGTGGGGCACAAATACAAAATCCGGTCATCCGGAAGGGTATAAGGGAAGACGTGACAGTAAGAGGGGACGTGGGTCTTTACGCAATAGCATTTGGTCCCGGCCGGTATCTCCGTACCCGCTATCTTGATTTCTTTCTTTATCACTCGTCCTCCACCACCTCGGCGTCCACTACGGGCCCGGGAGGGAGAGCACCAATCTTGCCCATAATATTGGCGATCTTCTGTGCACTGTCTTCCGTGATGGCGTTGACGGTCTGCTTTTTCTCGACCGCGTCACCTTCCACGTTGATGTTCGTGATGCCCCCGCCGCCCTTGTTCTCGGCGTACTCCTCGCGGTTTATCTTCCCCAGAAGCCAGGTAGCGGCTTTCCAGTCGTCAATAGCCGCGTTCCGCACGTTGCTCAACAGCTCGGCCTCAAGATCACCAGAAGCATGCAACATGACCTTGTACCAGGTGGCATACGGTTCGATGTCCTGAGCCGCCGCTTTCTCCCACTTGGTCCAGGTGTTGACGTTCAGGCCAACCCGCGCGCACACAGCCTTTTTTGACAGACCCTTACGTACCAGCTTGTGCATGGTCAGAATCAGGTAGGGGTTGATCGCGTCCTTCTTGTTGGACCAGATCTTGCGGGGTACTTGTGCGTCGATCCATTCTTTGGTAATCTTGTCAGGGATAGCTATGGCGTCCCGCTTGGCGGGGGCTACAGCTTTTTTCTCAAGTTCGTGTCCCGTTTCCACGGTGCTGAAGTCTATTTCTACGTTTTCAAAAATGCCCTCGTCAGACATGGTACACCTCCTTGGTAGATTATACCTGGTAAAGCAAGGGATAATAGTATGATTACGCCCGAAGAACATTCAGAATCCTGCCGGGATCTGTTACATGCGATAGATGAGCGCATTCCACCTTCGATTCTGGCCTACGTTATGGGAGCTGTAGCAGTGAAGGACATCAAGTTAGACAGCAGACCGTATTTACGCACCTACAGTTGCCGAACCTGTCAGGTGACCTGGAAAGAACTGGAGACGGAACCAGAGATGAAAAAGCCACATAAGTGCTGGTCATGTGGCAAGTTTGGACAGCATGGCAACCGAGGCGTAGCGTAAAGAGCAGGTAAAGAGAGGGTAAAGGGAAAGTAAATGGAAACACCTATGCGCCCCATTCCAGACACGCCGTTTGCCGGGGACTTCGGGCTGTCCATCATGCCGGGGTTCGCGGGCTTCCTAGTCCGTATCGGACAGGCGGTCATAGGGGACACAACCAAGTACACGCACGCGTGGCTGGTCATAGACGATTACGGAACCGTCGTAGAGGCGTATCCGGGCGGGGCCCGTCTAACGCACGTAGACGTATACCGGGGGCAAGACGTTTACTACCACCGCTCGTATTACTTGACGGACCGTCAACGGGACCAGATTCGGTTTATCGGTCGTCACTTCGTGGGCACCCCTTATTCGTTCCTTGACTATGCCTACCTGAGTTTGGCATTCTTCAAGATCAAGCCCGCTTGGCTGAAGCGGAGAGTGGCCGACACGGGACACATGATCTGTTCCCAGCTTGTAGACGAAGCTCTCAGGCGCGCGGGACACCACATCTTCAACGACGGCCGCATCCCACAGGACATCACGCCCGGGGATCTGTTCTGGGCCGCGCTTCGCAGAGACCTTGCGAAACCATGAGTCTGGGCTTACCATGCAGCTACAAGCGGAAGGAAGAGGACTTGGACACGATGGTGATTCTGTTGTGCGAGGAGTGCGGGGCCGAGTTCGAGCCTAGCTGGACCGGGGACGCTCTGGAAGAGGCACGGTCTGAGGGGTGGTTCGTATTGACTAGCGTCAAGAACCCAGGCACCCTGGTGTACATAAGCTGCCCTGAGTGCAAGGAGTCATGAGGTGTACCCGTTACCCTCTAGCTTCGCTCCCAGTGCATACGACGGAGTAACCGCGATAGGGACTGTAGATGGTAAACCTCTACTCACCAAAATTATTACCCGGCTCTTCTACCGTTGCTGCTATGTCATGGCAGACGGTTACCTGACACAACGGTGTTGGGCGTGCGGGTTAGAAACAGGTTTGAGGCTAAGCCTCACTCCTAAAGATCTGACTATAAACAGGTACGCAACCGGGGCCCAGATGTCGTTCGCGGCCCCGGTTGTGGCCCAAGCCAACCTGTTGGGCATAGGTTGGGTAGATGGCTATTGGCATCTGCGTAGTCCCGCCTAGGGAGGTGGACAATGCCTAAGAAGAGGTGCACCAAGACGAAGAACTTTCCAACGAAGGATTCGGCACGGCAAGCGATCTACTCGTTCCGTAGCGGTGCCATGTACGTACCCTGCCGCATCTATTGGTGCAGTCGGCACAAGGCGTACCACTTGACAGGACAGCCTCGTCACTGAGACAGTGGAGCTATGTTCGCTTTCATGGCCTTCTTTGGGGCAGTCAAGTTTCTTGTACTGCTAGCCGTGTTCGGTCTGCCCTTCTACCTCTGGCAACAGGGTGACATCTGGGGACAGGCCACCGGCATCCTCTCCGGCGTGCTGATCTACGGCACGGCTGTTGGCTACGCTGTCGAAAAGGTGCGGGGTGCTGGACACTGACCCCCCTCCTTATAGTTACTCTCTGTGTCTCTGCGACTACTTAAGGGAAAGACAGAATGAAAAAGTCTGCTGGGCACTACGCCCTCATGCACGCTAACGGCGCGACTTGGGAAGAGGTGCTTAATGCTCACGCTCACGATCTTGTTGAGTCAGCTAGAGATACCCTCTTCTACTTGATCGGAACAGATCTGGCACACGAAGTTCTGGACTACATCGACCCTATGGCCGACCAGGTATTTTCGATCATCGCTCCGGAGGATAAGTGAACGAAACAGACAGGGTCCTACTGGACGTATACGCGGAGCGCGCGAGACAGGATCTTGTCTGGGGTAAGCAGACGCACCACTACGGTACAAGTCAAACGCTTTACAGCCCGTGGGAGCGCCGCTATAAGCAGCAGTACACCGCAGAGACTCGGACCCGCAGGGGTCCGAGCTGGACGACTATCCTGCTGGAAGAGGCTTTCGAAGCGGCAGCGGAGACGGACCTTGAGCGCCTTAGAGCCGAACTTGTACAGGTCGCGGCCGTAGCGGTAAACGCTATCGAGAACATCGACCGGGACCTAAAAGCCGAAAATGACTCTGCGTAGTCGAACACGGAGGGTGAAATGTCTGACATCGAGCCGGAAGGCATGTACGGGGAAGCCTACTTGAACTGCGGCAGGGACGGAATAGCCGAAGTGACTGTCTGTTACTGGTGTGGGGCCATGGTCTGGCACCAAAGCACCCACACAGAGTGGCACCTTCGAGCTACGCCGGTCCACAACGTCAAAATCAAACACGCGGGGCTGTAATGGGAACCAACTTCTACGTGCGCACTCCTTCGTGTAAGGAAGCGTGTGAGCATTGCAGGGAGTCAGACCTAACCCATCTCGGAAAGTCCTCCGCAGGGTGGAAGTTTTCCTTTCGCCACCATGGGGGCTTTGGCAGAGAGGGCGCATCTGCCCTGAGCAACTGGCTAGATCTCGCGCGATCCGGCCCCATCGAGGACGAGTATGGGCAGCCCGTAGAACTCGCAGAACTTCTCACCCTGGTAATGGATAAGCAGAGTAAGCTCTGTCGTCTTGATCCCGAGACCAAGGGTAAGCACGGCATCCCTGTGGATAATGACGGAGAGTTTCACTACGCGGGGTTCGATTTCAGCAGTAGGGAGTTCTTCTGATGGACATGACCCTAAACCAGGGCCAAACTCGCGAGGAAACGGAACTCGATATAGTTCTCTCCCACAAGGACGCTAGGCAGCTTTTCGAAACCCTCGGGGGTTTTGTAGACATGCAGTCCGATGAATCGTCTATTAAATTCATGCTCGGGCTCAAGCGGGCCCTAGGCGAGTGGAATGCAGAGCATCACGGGGAAGACTATGCATGATGTCCGCGTCAAAGAAGCTAAAGGAGCCCGGTAACAATGAGTGACGACAACACAGAGTACACCTTAGATGAGGGTGCGATTATGATCCACGAATACTACCTGTCTCTTCAGCGAGCTGGTTTCACCCAAATGGAGTCGCTCGAACTGGTAAAAACCCTTATAAAAGGGTCCATGGGCTGATTTAACGCGAAACCGGAGACAACCGATGTGGTGGAGTTGGGCGCTGGGGATTATCGGGCTAATCTCCCTGTGGCAGATCGAGAAAATGGACCGGAAGGGGTTCCTTACCGGGTTAGCGGTTGAGGTACTGTGGGTTGCTTATGCCTTCCGTAGTCACCAGTGGGGTTTCCTGCCGTGTGCGGTCGTGTACACCTGGTTTTACTGGCGCGGGTGGCGTCGATGGGGTAGGGTTAGCAGTCAGCTCGCAGAGGTCGAGCACATGCTAGAGACACCCGAGGAGGAAGAGGTACTCAGTGAGCGCACGTGATGAGATTATGGCCTTGACTCCGAACACTCCCCTCCTTCAGAACGCGCAGAAGGACGCCATCCTACGGTTCGAGGCTGAAACCCTACGCCGAGCGGCCGAAGTGGCGGGGACTTACGACCGCCCGGAAACCCCTCTCCTTAACATGGCTCAGTCCGCCCTTGATAAGACTACGGATGGTGACCAGTGAGCGCACGTGAAGAGATCCTGATGGCCTTGGTAGAAGCTGGTAAGGAACCTGATGACGCCATGCGCCTCATGAATGAGTACCGCACCGCCGTACAGGAAGAGCGGGAAGCCGTACGGGCCATGACTCAGCCGGATGAAGTCGTTCTTAGCCGGGATGTCTACAACAAGATCATCGACATCGTGAAAAAGGCCCGGGACGACGCGTCAGGGATCCGGACGGGTTTGGATGTGGCCTCTTCCACTCCCTTTACGCCGAAGATGCCCGGGGAACGCGTAGAGCGGTTCCACTGAAAGACCTAGAAGCCCTCAGGAACGCCCACAATCGGCTCTGAGGGCTCTTTTACACCCTTCCGGGTGTCCTGGGCCGTCCTAGCCCCTGAAAACCCCTCACAGAGCCGTACAGAGCTTCCTTAAACTCACGAAAGGCCCGAGAATGTCTAAATATCAGCTCTTGCTTATGGATGTGCGCGGAAACCAGTACCTAAGCCCCTCCAGGGATAGCGTCGGGGAGTTCGACGAAGAGGAAATCGCTATAACCCTGACGGAGCTCATGGGTACCAATGAGTCTATCCGCTTCGAAGAGCAGGGGCCGTTCGGCCCCGTATACAAGGTTTTCCCTAACTCAAGCGTTGTCTACATCGAAATCGTGAGCCTCCCTGAGTCCCGATGAGCCCTCTAGGCCGAAAGGCATCCAAGTGAACACCTTTCAGATAGGCGACCGGGTCCGGCACGACTCCCGTACCGAGATAGGTACCGTTTCCAAGCTCCTCCACTTCAACGGCAAGACCTGGTACAAGGTGGCCTGGCCCAGCGGCATAGGTACCGGTGCCGTCTACCGTGGGGATGTCCTGTTCAAGCCGTGAGCCATCTGAAACAACCGATGCGGAGCGCTATGAGTACCGAGTCACTGTCCATCACCGTAGGCGACGAGACGCTAGAGATCGTAGAGGCAGACCGCATCTACAAAATGAACGGCGTCATCTACCGCCCCTTCCTGGCCCGTGAGTGGCTTCTGTCCCACGGGTACAGCCCCAGCGGCCATAAGCTCACTACCCCTCCCGCCCAGAACCCCGGCGGCTACATGTGAGCCGCTTCGACCCACCCGTAGGAGTCCCATGTACGCGAAGGTAATCCTGTTCCAAGAGTCCGGGAAGTATTACACCGAAGACTACTGGGAGATCCCTACCGAGGCAGATCTAGAAGAGCTTCAAAAGGACGTACCCCTTGAGAAACGCGTGTACGCCTTTCTCCCGCACTGTATGAGGTTCAGCAAGGGTTTCCGCCGGATAGGGGATGCGGGGCACGTCCTGGTACCCTCACAGGAGCCCTGGGGCTATCCTGTCCTGTTCCCCGGTACCGGTACCTAGGGATGTTAGGAGTAGTCCCATGCTAAAAAGCTACGGCGTCTGTGGAGCCTGTGAGTACGCCTCTGAAAGCCCTTTGGAGTTCGAAGTACACGAGGTACTGCCCGGAGTCCCAATGGCCTTTTGTAAGCCCTGTGTGGACGTTCTAGAGCTGGATTACGGCAAGTAGTACCGGTACCTAGGGGTGTCAGGGACTCCTAGAAGTGTAATCGAGATGTGACTCTCTGTTCCTGGGGAAAATACAAAATTGATAGGAGTGCCACCCGCCCCGGGGACCCGCCCGCCCCCGGAACCTAATCAGGTCAAAGGGACCCGGGGCTATGGGACCCTAACCTAGGGGTCCCCTAACGCGTTCAAGGGACCCTAGCGTGGGAGTCACTTAAAGGAGTCACTTAACTGATCAGAGGAGTCACCTGAGAAGAGTCACACAGCAACATAAAGGATACCTAACATCCACACACACACAAAGGAATCCCTTAAAAGATCCCTTAGTCTATTGGGAGTCACTTAACAGGAGTCTCTTAATGGGAGTCACTTAACTTATGCTGCACGCTGCGCTGCCCGCACTCTCTGCCTAGCACGCAACGTATACGTAATTACTATATGTATATAATATATACTATAGTAATATAGTATATATATATAATATAATATATATATAATATAATATCACGCGCGCGCAAATAAATAATATAATATCACGCGCGCGATAACATAACATACATCAATCACATCACACATCACATCATCATCATCATCTCAATCATCAATCAATCATCAATCAATCATCAACATCAATCAACAATCAAACAACAACAACAACAATCAACAACAAACAATCAACATCAATCAATCAATCAACAACATCAACACAACAACACAACAACACAACAACACAACAACACAACATCAATCATCAACACAACAACACACAACA